TCAGCAACGTGCCATGTATAATCTTCGCACTGGTAAGGAATATAACAACCAGCAAAAAGCGTTAGCACTACTAAAAGAAGCCCGTGCAAACGGGCTAACTTGGAAAGAGTTTGGTGAACAAGCAGACATACACCACGGCACTGCAAGTGGTGTGTTGTCAGTCTTGCATCAGGCTGGTGCTATACTAAGAAGCACACGTGTTCGCAATGGTTGTAAGATTTATTACAGCATAGAATACAGTGATGCTATAGCGCATGAACCATACAGAAAGAAACAAAAACTTTGCCCCAACTGCGGGCATGACATCAATGCATAGTCTGCCTACTATGCTACGATGGGGACACTAGAGTGGGTAGGTTTTGGCTCTCTCCTTGTCCTACCCACACTAGCCTAATCAAAGGAGAACTATGACGGCAATAGAAATTGCCAGAGATAGATACGGCAGACCACTAGTAGTCCCACCGAAGGGTGGGAAAGCAATACCATATACACGGACAACTACTGTTGCAGGGTCATTAGATGATGGCACTGCATTAGTAGCGTGGAAGTTACGTATGGCAGCAGCAGGATTAACTCTGCGCCCTGACTTATTACTGGCTGCAAGTGCAGCACGGGACAACAAGTTAGAGATGGACAAGTTAGTAGAAGATGCAATGCAAGCAGCAGGTGCAACAGCACAGGCTACCATTGGCACTGCACTCCATACTCTGACAGAAAAGTTAGACAGAGGTGAAGACCTTGGCGTTATACCTGAAGACTATGTTGCTGACATACAAGCATATCATGATGCAACTAAAGCATTTGAGAATGTAAACATCGAACAGTTCTGCGTGCTAGATAAGTATAAGATAGCAGGAACACCTGACCGTATCGTTAGATACAAAGGTGAGTTGTTTATCTCTGACCTAAAGACTGGTAGTATTTCCTACCCAAATAAAATTGCTATGCAGTTAGCGGTATACGCACACGGCTTGCCGTATGACCCCGCTACGGCAACCCGTTCGACTTGGGGAGATGTCAATCAAGATAAGGGAATCATTGTCCACCTACCAGCAGGTAGTGGTAAATGTGAACTACATTTCGTTGACATCAAACAAGGTTGGAAAGGTATAGAGTTAGCAATGAAGGTGAGGACCTTCAGAGATACAAAGAAATCCCTAGTAACCCCTATCAAGGAGAACACATGACACATAGCGAAGCACCAATCAGCATCACCGCTAAGACACCAGCATCAACACTAGTTACTATACGTGCATCTAATGCAGAAGAACTAGACCAAGTAATTGCACTAACAATTGCATCATTAGCAGCAGCAGTGCAAGAGTTAGAGGCAGCACTGCGACCAGCCAATGTAGCAGTGCCACCACAACCAGAAGCAGCAGCAATTGCAGCAGCATTTGGTGGTGCAATCATTAGTGAACAACCATCAGGAGTTCCAGGACAAGGCACACGCACCTGTCCTCATGGAACTATGACTCGTATCCATGGGCTAACAGGTAAGTTTGGTCCATACAAAGGACACTTCTGTCCTGCACCACAAGGTGCACCAAACAAATGCACAACACAATATGTTAAACAAGGACAACCTGGCTATGATACGTTCCAAGCGGACCAAACCAAAGCATAAGATGTGGATATGTAAAATAGCAGGACATAATTACTGGAGTTCTTCTATATCAGGATATATGTATTGCAAAAGATGCGGAGGTAAACAAAAGCATAATGCAAATGTTAACTAAGTGTTGTAATGCACGTGCCATATGGGACGAGTGTGAAATACATCATGAAGGTTGCGAAGCAACATGTTGTGAACAATGTGGCACACAATTAGAAAGAGATTGCGAGCCAAATGAAAACATTACGCCGTAGTATTGGTAAAGCAGAGGTAGGGGGAGAACCATTACCCCCACCCTTCCAAGCCTTTCAACGAGAAGGAATCATTCTGCGTAGAGCAGAGGTTACTATCATTGCTGGAACTCCAGGCTCAGGCAAGTCTAGTATTGCATTACATATCGCAGCAAGATTAAAACAACCAACATTATATTTCTCTGCTGATACTAATGCACATACTATGGCTATGCGTTTACTCGCAATGAAAGCAAAGATAACTCAATCAGCAGCAGAACTTATGCTAAAGACACAGCCAGTAATAGCCGAACAATACTTACAAGAGTTCGGTAATCTTTACTGGTCATTTGAACCTAGCCCATCACTAAAAGATTTAGATGATGAAGTCTCTGCATTTGAAACTATGTGGGGCAGAAGCCCTGCCCTCATAGTAGTAGATAACTTAATGGATATAGCAACAGATGGTGGCGAAGAGTTTGCTGCTATGCGTGCAGTCATGAAAGAACTTAAGTATCTTGCAAGAGATACCAATGCATGTGTATTGGTATTACACCATACCAAAGAAGGTGCGTTTGGTAATCCATGTCAGCCACGCTCTGCATTACAGGGCATGGTCAGTCAGATACCAGCAATGGTATTAACAATAGGACAACAGATGCAAGGACAAGATGCATACTTGTGTGTAGCCCCAGTTAAAAATCGTTATGGCAAAGCAGACTTTACTGGTAACACATATGTATCACTATCATTTGACCCAGCATCTATGTATCTTGAAGACATCAGCCGTGATTATAATCAAACAGTATTACAAGTATGAGTAGCGCAGCAAAAGCCAAAGGCTCAGGAGCAGAACGAGATGTAGTTAAGTATTTAAAGCAATGGTTCCCTTATGTAGACAGACGACTGGCTGGTGCAACGCTAGACAAAGGCGACATCAGTGGTATACCTGGAGTTACAATAGAAATTAAGAACCATGCCAAGATGAATCTTGGTGGATGGATAGAAGAATTGTTAACCGAAATGGCTAACGATAAAGCATGGACAGGTGTAGTGTGGCACAAAAGGAAGGGAAGGGGAAGCCCTGCCGATTGGTATTGCACTATGCCTGGACATGTTTATGTAGATTTATTATCAAGAGCGTTGATTGGAGGATACAAAGATGATAAGTGAAATACTTGAAGACATGCAAGAACAAATGGAATGGCATGAAAAAATTGCAGAATCTAATTGGCATAAAGAAGGTTCAGCAGAACAACAAGGTCACATAATTGCAGCAATGTCATACAACCGAGCAATGCAAATGGTTAGAAAACATGCAGCAAAAACCAAGCATTGAAGAATATTTAAACTACATAGGCGCCACCGTGCCCGCTATGGGCAGCGGTTGGCGCAAAATGAAGTGTCCATTTCATGACGACAGTCATGCAAGTGCAGCAGTTAACTATGATGCAAACGTATTCGTATGTCATGGATGTGGTGTTAAAGGTGATACGTATTCATTAATTATGCATAAAGAAGGAGGGAGTTATCGTGAGGCTATCAAATTCGCAACGTCAGTTCTTACTACAGGCAACGCAGAGATACGCCAGCAAGATAGAACTAGCAAAGGACTATCTAGAAAGTCGCAGTCTATCGGTAGAAGAGGCAAGCATCTTTCATCTGGGAGTGGTAGACGAACCTCTTCCAGGTCATGAGCCATATAAAGGTAGGCTCGCTATACCATACATAACACCATCAGGTGTAGTTGATATTAGATTTCGTGGTATGAATGGTGAAGACCCTAAGTATTTAGGATTGATAGGTAGTAAAACAACTATGTTTAATACTCAAGCATGCTTTGTTGCAGATAAATATATCTGCGTCACTGAAGGTGAGTTTGATTGTATTATGATGTCAGTTAAAACATTACACCCAACCATAGGTGTTCCAGGTGCTAACAATTGGAAGCCACATTACAATAAGATACTTGATGACTTTGATGTTGTTGTAGTATTAGCAGACGGTGATGCAGCAGGTCTAGAGTTTGGTAAAAAGATAAGCAGGGAGTTAGGTAATGTTAATATCATTAGCATGCCTGAAGGTGAAGATGTAAACAGCATGATAACTAAACAAGGGAGCGAGTGGATAGATGAGCGAGTCAGAGAATGCATTACCGCTGGACAGTAGTTTTTGGGAACACACTAAGCATTTAGATTTTACAATAGGTATACCAGTATCAGAAACTAGAATGATGGATGTAATCCAAGTGCTTCAAGATATATATGAAACACTAGAAGAAAATGTAGAAGAAGGAAAGCAGTTAGTTATAGCAATGGCTGCAATCTTAGTAGCATCCAGAGATGGCAAGGCTGATGCTATATGGGAAGAGTTAAGTATCCAAGAAGCAATGAAAGACGTAGACTCACACATTAAGGACATACTAAATGAAGGATAAAAAAGACGCTGAAGTCATTATAAATAGCCTACTTCAGACACTTTACAAGAAGCACGAAGACTATGGTCCTATGAATATAGCAGGCGCACCTGGCGGTCCAATGAATGGACTGCGCGTGCGTATGTATGACAAACTTGCACGGCTTAATAACCTTATAGATACAGGCGACACGCCCAACTATGAATCAATTGAAGATACACTTATAGACCTGGCTAACTACGCTATCATTGGTCTACTTGTCCAACGTGGACAATGGAAAGGTGTTACCAATGAACCGATTGTTGAAAAGGTAAACCATGGCAAAAAGAGTAGTAGTCCTAAGCGACCTACAGATTCCTTATCACGACAAGCGAAGCGTCCAAGCAGCAATAGATTTCGTGAGGTATTATAAACCTG